TCATTCTTCGACGGCCCGCTGCCGACGCGCACCATCGAGGCGACCGTCGGTGACCAGCCGGTCACCATCGAGATCCCCATCCATGGCGCCCTGCTGGCGGGGGAGGCCCGGCACGCTGCGCAGCACCGATACCAGAACGCCTTCAGCGCCCACGCTGGCGCCCTGGCCGACGCCCTGCTGGCGGATGGGTTCGAGCCGGATCAGGCGGAGCGCACCGCCACTCGGATCCTGTCGGTGCGAATGCAGATCCCGATCCAGCTGGAGGACAGCGAGCACCGCGCCCTGATCCGCCATGCCTCCCTGGTGACCGCCGCCGAGTCCACCCTGTCGGGGGAATTCGCCTCCCAGCAGATCCGCAAGGCGACCGCCGTGATCCGGTTTCGGGTCAAGGATCAGCGGCACTGGACCGATGAGGACACCGAGGCCCGGATCCCCCAGCCGGTGGTCAACGCCCTGGCGGGATTCTTCGATCAGGAGCAGGCCGGCGGCCGGCCCGAGAGCACACCCGAGGAGATCGTGGAGGGGATGCTCGACATGCTGGGAAAGCTCGCGCCGTCGGTCGCGGAGGCAGTGGAGGTGACGGCGACCCCATCGACTGGGACGATCTCTTCTGGCGAGCCCGAACCCTCTGGCCAGCAGACCCCTGCTTTACCCCCGAGCGCTTCGCCTACACCCCCCTCCCGTACATCTACGCGGCGATCGAGCAAGGGGAACGCTGGCGACTGAAGCAGCTGCACGCCTACGAGCGCCCCCTGGCGTTCCTGCACCAGCGCCTGGTGGCCCTGAACGTCACCGACGCGAGCGCGATCCCGAAGCTCGACGACCTCTACCTCTACCGCCAGCCCGAGCCCGGCGACTTGCCCCCGGCGGCGGCTGGTGCGGCGATGCTTGCCCTGCTGGAGCGCGAGGAGTTCCCGGACTGGGCTGTGGCGTTCCACGACAGCCTCAACACTGCAGGCCGCGGCCACCCCGCGCCGGCCCGGCTGGCCCTGATCAGCGAGGACGCCATCCTGCTGGCCCCGACCCTGGAGCCCGGCGGCTGGCGAGGGTTCCTGATCGCCGAGGACACTGCCATCAACCAGCCGCGATCGTTCCGGCTGGCGGGGGATCCTGAGCCGTGCTGCTGGCTGACTGTCGGCGCTCCCGCGCCCGGATCAGAGGGTGCAGTGTGGGCGGCGGAAGGCGCATTTCTCGCCATTCATCAATCTCCCGATACACCCGATTGACGGCCGCCGCCGCCAGGGGAACGGACTCGTGGTAGCCGAGGGACCAGTACCGGCCCGCATACCAGACCCGCGCCTGGTATGGCTTCCGGCCCGCGTCCGGCACATGGCAGACGCCGCGTGGGTAACAGCTCACTGGTGGGGAAGGGCCGTTTCCCGCAGGTTTCCAGCGCCTAAGCCGTTGGGGCGGCTTGCCAGGGGGCGGACTGATGGAGTCGACACGATTCAGCACCACCATGTCTGCCCAGGGATTCCATCAGGCGTACGGCTTCAAGCTGTACTTTCAGATCATCAAGGCCAGCCTCGTCGATCTCGACCTGCTGCTGCCGAATGCAGGTTTTGGCGTCGGGAAGTTCATGAGCAACGCCACCCTGATGCCAAATGCCAATACGGTGCTGACGTCCGGTAACGGCGACACCTACAAGGTCTTCAGCGGCACCCCGAAGACCATCACCCGGGCCGCAGTTGCCACCAACGTGGTCACCCTGACCTTCGCGGCTGCCCACGGGATCACTCAGGGCAGCACCATCATCGTCAAGGATTTGCCGGCGCCGTTCGCCGCGCTCAATGGGGTGTTCACCGTGGCCACCGTCACCACCTCGACGCCGTTCACCCTCACGTACGCCCTGGAAACTACGAACGTCACCGATGCCGCCGTGGCGGCCGGCACCGCGATGAGCGGCGTGCTGGCGCTCGATGGCACCGACGCGCCGGTCCGACTGCTGGGCCTGACGAACTGCAGCCCGAACGAAGGCGAAAACGAGGAGACCACCGTCACCTACGACGACGAGGCCAAGGGGTTCGATACCAGCATGCCGACCTCCAGCTCGATCAGCTGGACCGTGGCCGGGATGACCCGCTACGCCGACGCCGCGTACCGCCTGATGCGGATCGCCTCCCGCGACAAGGTGCGCCAGGGCCTGATGATCAAGTACCTCCGGCTCGGCCCCGTGGGGGTGAACCAGGCCAACTACGGGTTCGGCCGGTTCCCCACGTTCGAAGAGCCCAGCGAGGCCGGCACGATCGTCAAATACTCGACCGGAATCCGGGGTTACGGGCCCTATGAGTCAGACGGCTGATCAGCTCTGACACAGGCCCCCAGTCGCTCCGGTGGCTGGGGGCTTTCCGCGCCATGGTGCCGTGAGCCCCTGGCGCATCGCCCAGGCGGTTGCCGCCTTCTGGGTATGCCATGCCTGCAGGAGCTGCTTGCACAGGCTCTGGAGCACCTGTGGATCCGTGGTGGCGTCAATGGCACGAGACATGCGCTCAAGCTCGAAGGCTTGGGCGGGCGTGAGGGCGAGCTTCTCCATCGGTGCATGGCTGAGTTCCCCCAGTTTCCCGGAAACCTGAGGGGACGCCTGTAGGCCCTGTGACCCTCCCCGCCACGGCTGAGCAGATCTATGACTTGCTGACCGCCGATCCGGTGGTGTCGGCAGCGCTGGGCAGCTACACCAGCCCCACGGGCGCGACCGGGCCGGCAGTGGCCGTGCTGGCAGCGAACGAGAAGCTCCCCGAGGGCACGACCGCCAGCGGGATCGAGGTGGTGATCACTCGGGTGCCGGGATTCGCCCCCAGGGTGCTGATGGAGGAAACCGCGACGAACCCCACCTGGAGGATCTACGTGATGGGCTGGAAGACCGCGGCGCAGCTCCAGACGGTCGCCGAGCGGATCATCGCCCTGCTACCGGGGGCCACCGCCGCCGACGTGCCGGGTGATGCCCCCGGCGATGGGATCGGGGTGCTCGATCAGGTGGTGATCCGCTGGACCAACGTGACCCGGGCGGTGGCGGTATGAGTGATTTTCAGTACACGGTTGGGGGGGACTTCTCGCAGATCCTGCGGGGGTTCGAGCAGCTGGAGAACCGGGCGCAGCAGGCGGGGCAGGGGATTGGCCGCCAGCTCAGCGAGGGGATCAACGAATCGTCGCTGCGGAGCCTGAACGCCCTGACGGCGCGGCTGGCCCGGCTGCAGCAGCAGCAGGCCCGGATCGCCGTGGACTCGACGGAATTCGCGGAGGCGGAGCGGCAGATCAGGGAGGTGCAGGGGCTGATCGCGGCGATCAACCGCCGCCGCGTCACCATCAACGCCGATCCCGGCTCCATCGTCGCCCTGCGGGCGCAGCTGGATGCGCTGAACGCCAGGCTCGGCGAGGTGGCGATCGGCTCGCGCTCGTTCCGCCAGCTGCAGCGGGAGATCGCCGGGGTGGAGCGGGAGCTGCGCAAGGCCGGGGATGCCGGTGGCGTTGCGGCCAGGGGGGTGAACCTGGCATCGGCTGCCTACGCTGCCCTTGGGGGCATCGGGGTGGGCCTGGCGATCACCGGGTTCTTCCGCTCATCGATCCAGCAGGCGATCGAACTGGAGACCGCCACCCGTCGCCTAACCAACACGCTCGGCCCTCAAGGCGCGGGCGGAGCACTGAGCTTCGTGCGGGGGATCAGCGATGAGCTGGGCCTGTCGTTCCGCTCCCTGGTGGGGTCCTACGGTCGGTTCACCGCAGCGGCCACGGCAGCGAACGTGCCGATCGCCCAGCAAGAGGCCCTGTTCAAGGCGGTCTCACGGGCGGGCATGGCGCTGGGCCTGTCCAACGATGAAGTGAATGGTGCGCTCCTGGCGCTGCAGCAGATCGCCTCCAAGGGCACGGTGTCCATGGAAGAGCTGAGGCAACAGCTCGGGGAGCGCCTGCCGATCGCCCTGGCGGCTACGGCGCGGGGGTTGGGGATGAGCACGAAGGAGCTGATCAAGCTGGTGGAAACGGGGCAGTTGTCGGCCAATCGGTTCTTCCCCGCGTTCACCAAGGGCCTAAACGAGCTGACGGCAGGGGCTCAGGGGATGCCGACGGCGGCGCAAAATTTGCAGCGGTTCACGAATGAGTGGGAAAAGCTGCAGGTTGCATTTGGGCAGAATCTCTTGCCGGGAATCACGGAAAGCGTAAAGAATCTGACAGAAGTTTTGAAAGGTGCTGCAACTGCAGGCAAAGCCGCAAGTCTTGGACTTACGAATAGAGGATTCCTTGGTGGAACCGATACTCAATCGGCTCAAATTATTGGCGAGTTGGATCGTGTTCAACAGAAATTCAATTTGACCGATCAACAGGCAAAAAACATATTCAGCGAAGCATTTGCCGCGTCCGGCGGTAAACGAAACTTTTTTGGCGGGATCATTCTTGATGCAAAGACGGTCGATGGCATCCTCGCCAACCTCGAAACCCGCGCCAAGCGCTTCAGGGAAGGGCAGGGGCCGGACAGGGTCACCGAGACGAACGCCCAGGCTTCCGCCCTCACCGCCCTCCAAGGCCGCCTAGATGAGCAGGTGAAAAAGGAAAAGGAACTCAACGCCCTCGCCGGCCAACGTACTGCAATCTCCACCCTGGAGGCAGAGGCCGCGCTGACCCAGAAGGTTGCCGCCGGCAAGGCAACCCAGGCGGAGGCGGACAAGGCGCTGAACGATTCCAGGCGGCGGGCGCTTCAGGATGAGATTCGGGGGCTGGATGAGATCCTGGCCAAACAGAAGGAAGCCAAGGCAAGCGGCGCCGCCGAAGGCAGCGACAAGAACATTCTCGCCACCCAGTCCGCCCGCGCCCAGAAGGTGCTGGAGCTGGCGAAGATCGAGCAGGAGGCCTCCCGGAACGAGGTCGAGAAGCGCCAGCGAATCCTGGAGCTGGCCCAGGGCCGGCTGGAGCTGTCCCGGCA